GCTGTCACCTCCATAGAACGGGACGCCCCGGTGATCGCCAGCCGCCGACTCGCCACCAGTTCGGCCGCATCCCGCACGGGCTTGTCCTCGGTATGAACATAGTGCATAAACATCGCCACGGTCTTATGGCCTGTGAGCTTCATGCCCACCTTGGTTGGCACGCCTGAGTTGGCAATGTCGGTCGTCGCTCGGTGACGGATGCCATGCGTGCCGACGTGCGGGACGCCAGCGGCCTTGAGCACACGCGTCCAGCCGCCATAGTATTCGCCGTGGGTCATGTGCCGGGTCGGGTCATTCGGCGACGGCAGGACATAGGGGCAACCTTCCCGGCGCGGCGCTGTGGACAGCAGCCGATAGGCTTCCTCGCTCATGGGCTTGGAGATGCCGCCGGTCTTGCTGTCGGGCCAGACGACACGGCGGTTTTCCAGATCAATCCAGCCCCACTCCAGCGGGCAGATTTCGGAGCGGCGGGCGGCGAACTCGAATTGCAGGCGGATCGCCAGCGGGATGACGTAGTTCTCCAGCCCCTCGGCTTCCAGATGTTCCAGGTGGCGGAAGATCCGCACCAGCTCATCGTCCACGATCAGCCGGGTTTCCTTGCCAGGTGGATACATCGGAACATGGCGGCAAGGATTCGTGCCGTCAGGGCGCAGCCCCCACACTTCGGCCAGGTTGAACATCTTGCGCAGTACACCGAAGGTACGGTTGGCCTCGGCCTGCTTGTAGGCCAGCTTCTTCATCAGCGCGGCCACGTCCGGGCGCTTCACGTCCTGCACCTTCATCCGGCCCATGATCGGGATGATGCAGCGGTCAATCACGCCCTGATAGCCGCGTTGCGTGCTGGGGTTGTTGCGCTGCTTGGAGTAATCCTCCATGAAGGTGTGGCAAAACTCCTTCATGGTCGGCGCCTTGCGGGCGGCGTTCTTGGCCGCGCTCGGGTCACCACCTTTGCGTACCTCGGCCAGCCACTCCTGCGCCATCGTGCGTGCCTGATCGACCGTCAGTTCCCCGTACTGGCCCAAAGCGGGCTTGCGGCGCTCGCCAGCGTTCGTGCGGTACTGGAGCATGAACACCTTGCGGCCCGCCGGGGTGATCTTGCACAGGAAGCCGGGCACCACGGTGTCCCGCAGTTCGATGGCCTTGTCTTGGGGTTGTGCCGCATCGACTGCGGACTTGGTGAGCTTGATTTTCGCCATGATGACTCCTCGGAAAGCCCGGTTTCCAAGAGCCGCATGGGAGCCACGCGAGGGGAAGCCGGGTCAAGTTTCGGAAAGCACCGGCATATGTTGAACTCGCCTAAGTGATTGATAAACCTGCTGTATCGAGCCTTGGCGTAGTTGAATGGGAATGAGATAAATGAAGGGGAACGGTTGAGATAATACCGAAACCAGATGGGACGTTCCGGGATTTTCTGGGATGAATCTGTAAAGAGATTACAAAAAAAAGGCCCCAAAAAATTCGGCCAAAATTTACTCGAAAAGCCGCGGCTGGCGCCGCCCCATTTCCCGCTGGTGAACCCGGTCCAGCAGCTTACGCATGCCGCGGTCGGTCATCTGATACTTGCGCGCCAGGACATCATAATTATTGCCGTTGAACTCAGCGTAGATCAACAAGTCCCGTTTTGCCAGCTTGTAGAAATAATCCTTCGGGAAGCAAACCGTCTGGCCGCCCCAGTTCTCAGCCATGTGGTCGGCCAACGCCAGCGCAGCCTGCTCGGCGATCTCGGCGGAAATACCGTGGTCCATCAGAACGTTGATGCTGTGGGCAACCATATCAGCGAGCAGCTCATGGCGTTTAAACTCCATGCGAGATTCAGACTTCATCGAGCAGCCCTACCTTTCAGGTCAACCAACAATTCCCAGGCAGCGTGCATCGGATCGAAAGTGCCTCGGGTAAATGCTGTGGACAGTGCACCATTCAGCTGCAACCTCTCTACATCGGTCAGGGGAAGCGTGCTGACTTCCTGAGCCAATGTCCTGATCGCCTGGGGCAAAAAGCGCATCGCCCACTTCTTCAGCGTTTCGATCAAGCGTTCCGCCTGGTGGGCGTTCGTCCATTGCATGGCATCGACGCCAGCCAAGCGCTTGACGTATCCAGCCAGCGCCGCCTCGGACGGATTCTTGACCACGCCCAAATCGTGCAGGAACAGCCACAAGGCGCGGATTTTCTTGCTCTCGGGGTCCTGAGCAAGCGGCCGAGACGAGCTTGCCCGAGCCGACTTACCCTTGGAGCGCACCTTGAATCCAGACCGCTTCATCCGCTCCAAAACCCTGTCGAGTTGTGGAACGGTCATCTTGGCGGCCGAATCCGGCAGTTCCAAATTCCGCAGCATGGCCCGATAGGTGTCATCGTCCATTGCCAGATCGCGCCGTCCGACATGGATGAGGCGAATCAAGCGCTGGCGGGCAAGATCGGCAGCCATGTCAATCACTCCAGGGCAAGCCGTTGGCTCGTGCCACCGACACCGTGATTCAACCGCACATCCTTTCCAGAACGGCTGCCGGCCGCATAATCGTCATATTCGTGGTCGCGCAGGCTGCGGCCATCATTGCGGTCACGGCTTTGTAGGTTTTTCAGACTGGGATAGTGCTTGGCCATGAACGCTTCGATCGCGGCACCCTGCTGTTCGTCGCCAGAAAACGCGACGATGGCGCCCGCGACGGACCGCACCCAGCCTTCGCTGAAGAGATCGGCGCGTCTGGTCTTGGTGGCCACCTTGCAGCGCTTCAGACGTGATTTGATGTGGTCCTCGCGCGCACGCTTGGCTTGACGATGGAGCACCGCAAAGGCGTAGTGAGCAATCTCCGGGGACGCCCCGCAGCCGATGAAGCACCATTCACCTGGCCTGCGCCAGAAACCACCCGAAAAGATGACCCGGCAGCTGAAGGCGTCGGCGATTTTGGTGGCCAGCATCGTCTCCCAATTCGAAGGCTGGCTCTTCGCGCCGGATTTTGCGCGGCGCTCTTCAGCTTCAGCCGCCTGCACGTCGAGGTCGGTGACGCCGTGCATTTCCATCATCTTTCGCGCTTGGCGCAGCGCCGCCTCGGCCTCATGCTCGTTACTGCTTGCCGACAGCGCCAGGCATTTCTTGATCTTGTCCAGAATCTTGCTGCGATCGCTCATTTTTTCAGGTATCCGGATTTAGCTGTGGTTGCCCACATCTAGATGAAGAAGGTCTGGCCAGGTCTGCCATCTCAATTCGGAGCGTGTCTTCCAAGGCTCGCCGTTTTTCGCCACAACCACCATCCCCGGCGTCTGTGGGGGGGCATCCAACCGAACCAGCCCTGTAAGGCCGCCTTCTTCACGCCAAAGACCAGGCAATGCCTGCACTTCTTGTTTGTTCATCAACTGCTCCTAAAAACGGATTTCAGCGTGGGGAAACACACTCAAATCCGGATATCCGATGACGCCTATGTCGATTTAGTATGAAAGGCAAGCCGCCCGCGACGCGAGCGGCTTGAGGCGATGGCTTAAGCGTCGACCGCGGCCTTCAGCACCTTGGCCGCCGTAAAAACTGGCTTGTTCCTAGCCGGGATTTCGATCTCCTCGCCGGTCTTCGGATTGCGTCCGGTGCGAGCGTTGGTTTGCTTCACCTTCAGCTTGCCGATGCCCGGCAAGATCACCTCATCGCCGCCGGCCAAGGCCGACTGCACCGTCTCGCCGGTAGCCTTCAGGACGGTCTCCACTACCGACTTGGAAACATCGGCGGTGTCGGCAACAGCTGCGATCAGTTCTGCTTGATTCATGGATTTCCTCGCTATGAGATTTAGAAAATGCCCCTTTACGTGGGGCGGCCGGGTTGCGCAAAAGTGGAAAGGACACCAATCGCAACCTGCTGCTGTTTTTTCTAGAGACGCCACCGGCAGCTGGGCGCTTGGAACGACTGCTTACTGCCGTCGCCCCAGCACGCGCCGATGCAGCCACATGCTGGTTACGATTCCGAATGGGCCACCGGCGAGATACGCCGCCAGCAGCCATGCATCACCGCCCTGGGGAACGGTGCGCAAGATCACCAGGTTGCTGCCGCCGATCAGGAACGACGTGATGAATGCGGCGGCGTAGTGGCCGTTATTGACGTTGAGCGACTGGAATCCCAAGGCGAACACCAGGACAAACGTCGAGCCGAAGATCATGAGCGTGGTCATACGGTGGCGATATCCAGGCTGAGCGGTGCGTACTGGTCGCTGTCGCCGATGCGCTCGTAGAAGCGGATGTACTGCTTGCTGCCGACGACCTGCACCGATTCGCCGATCGCCTGCATTGCGCGCAGCCACTTTTCGTGCTTGATGTCGAGCCGCCGCAGGCCAAGCACACGGCCGGTATTGAGATTGCCTTCCTTGTCGGTTTTGAACGCGTCCTGCACAAGCACCTGGATCTCGGGTGGACTCCCTTCGCTCCATTCGCGGATGCATGCGTCGATTAAAGCCTTGGCTGCCTGAAGGCGCTCGTCGAACACGATGCTCTCGGCCGTCGCCACCTGAATGCGGTAGCGGCCGTCGTAGCTGTACAGCGTGATGTTGCCTTTCTTGCCGCCCAGGGAGACGCCGTACTGTTCGGCCGACAGGGTGACGAAGGCGTTCACGTCGGCGAACACAGCGGCCTTGAATTGCGCCAGCAAGCCGTGGGTGATTTGCGCCCGCTTGAAAATTTCCTGCACCAGCTCGTCACGCGTCTTATCGATCGGCTTGAGCATGGATTCGTGGACCAGGCGGCCTTGTGCGTCTTGGCGGTAGCCGTCAGGTATAGGTTGTTTTGTTGCCATTGATATCCTCACGTATTCAGGTTGAGCTGCCCCAACAACGCAGGCAGCGTGATTTTTCTCATGCGCGCTTCCAGCTTCAGGCTGTGCAGCGCGCGGCTGCGCAAGAACTGGCAGCATTCCTCAAACTCGGCTACTGTCTCAGCGACGTAGTAGCCGGTATCCGGCGTGCCGACGATTGCCACGCCTTGTTCCCTGGCATCCGAGATCAGCTTGCGCAGGCTGCGTTCGCTGATGCCGGTCTGCGCCGCCAGGTGCGCGGCGCGGACGCCTCGCTTGCGGCCTTTGTGCTGCGTCGTCATCACATTGATCAGCAGCGCTAGCAGCTGGTCTTGCGTATCTCGAAACGGCAGGCCGGTTTGCATGGCTATCCCCCTCTGTTCCGGGTTTTCAGCGAATTAAGCTGTTCGCGCACGTGGGCCGGCATCGCGGTTTTCGGCAGTGACGCATCCAGCCGCACCGGTCCAGATGTCTGGACCGCCGGCCGGTCTGGCACCGCGCCGAATCCGGCATGGCCGGCGCGCTGCTTTTCAGCCGTGGATTCAGACTTGGCCTCGGCCTTGTTGGCGTAGCCGACGATCACCTCGAACAGGTAGCCGTGGCTCCCGAGCGGCGTGCGCAGGCCGCCGGCGTGGCCGCGGTTGACCAGCTCTTCGAATGCCTGTTGCCAGTACGCGACCGGCGCCGGCCAGACGCGGCCGTCCCGCTCGATCTGCGCCGAGCGGATCATTGCCACCAGCTCATTCGCCAGGCCCGCCACACGCTCGTAGCGCATCGCCGTCCGCTTCGGCGCGAACAGGCCGATGTAGCCGAGCAGCGGCCGCAACAGGCGTGCGCCGTCCGGGTGCGCGTTGACCAGGGCAAGCATCGCTTCGCGCACGCCCTGATGCGCGAACACCACGTCCCAGGTCAACGGATTGCGGCAGACCGGACAATCGAATGAAGGCATCGTCATTCGCTGGCCTTCTCTGCTGTCGACGATGCGGCCGCGGGTACGGCGGGCTTCTGCAGGCTGCTGTCGGGCTTTGCCGGCGGCTTGCGGGTCAGCGCCGCCAGCAAGCTCATGGCGTAGCTGCCGGTAGCGCGGATCGTCACGCCATTGGCGTGATTCGTCACGGTGATGCGGGATTTCGGCTTAGCCATGTGCCGCCTCCGCCACGCCACCGGCGCGCTCTTCCAGCTCGCGGATGGCCGGGCTATCGACAGTGACGCCGGCAATCGCGAGGGCCGCCACCAGGCGCTCATACGCCATCTTCTCGCTGAGCTCGAACATCCCATTGGTGCGGATCACGCTGGCGGCAAATGCCGCCGCGTCGATCAATGTCGGTGCCGCAGAAAATTGCCGGGCCATGAACTCCTGCGGAATGCACTTGGCGACCGTCATTTCCCCTGGGATGCCCGCATCAAGCACCACGCGAAAGCCGGTCGGATTCTTATGTACGCTCAGATTTACACCCATGTCACGCTCCGATCGATCGAATGAAGAAACCCGCAAGGAAGACCGCCACGGTCCACAGCAGCAGCGCCGCGCGCGTATGCTTGAATGTGCGGAACGTCATGGCGCCTCCGTATTGATCGCCATCAGCTCGAGCCGCAAGGCCTTGCTGCGCTTGTCGTTGTCAGCCAGCAGCGCGCAAAAATTCGATTCTTCCGCCTTGAGTCGAGCGCGTTCGTAAGCGAGGTTTTTCGCGGCCTCGGCATTGCACCGCTCGATGCGCCATAGTTTCCACACCAGCCGCAGCCGGCGACTCGCGCGGTGCAGTTCGGCCAGGACTGGATTGCGGCGCGCGCGCCGGGGTGTACGTCGCAATTGAGGAAGTGAAAAGACTTCCCGGGACAGCTGCGGCATCAGGAATTTTTCGGTGATGAAGGTCTTCATGTCAGGCCCTCACCGCCGCAGCGATCAGCTCGCCGGTGATCTTCGGCGCGCCGATCTTCACCGCCTCGTTCATCGCGCCCGCGACCAGGTTGTTCACCGCCAGCGGATAGCACAGCGACTGCGTCCGCACCGCGCGGGTGCCACGGTTGCCCTCGGTACTGGAAATGCGCAGCCGGTTGCGGATTTCATCGACCGCGGAGGCATCGAACAGCGCATCAAAATCCGCCTCGACCCGGCCGAACTTGTGCCGCAGGTAGCCCTCGACGTGGTTGTCCAGCGGCGCCAGCTCGACGATCTCGCAGCGCTGCACCACTTCCCGCACCTCGGGGTTGTGTTCCGACAGCTTCCAGCGCAGCTCGGTCTGCCCGATCAGGACGATCGACAGCAGCTTCTTGAATCCTTCGTGCAGCTCGAAGAAGCGCTTCAGGTGCTTCAAGGTCGGGATCGGCAGGCCGTGCGCCTCCTCGATCACCAGCACATGCTTGCGGCCAGTCTGCGCCGACGCCCGCAGCAGCTCGTGCATCTGGCGCGCGCGCGCCTCGCTGCTGCGGCGCGGCTTGGCGTTCGGATCGATGGTCTGGATGATGGCGGCGGCGATGTCGATCGACTTCAACACCTTGCCCTTGTTGTCGTTGTCTTCCAGGCCCAGCACGTATGGCTCGATCACGGTGATCGGCTCACGGTTGACGTTGATCCACTCGATCAGGTCTTGCCGCAGCGTCGACTTGCCGGCGCCGGATTCCCCGATTACCGCCAGCATGCCGCCGTGCTTCGCAGTCTGACGGATCGACGCCCGCACATAGCGGATATCGTCCGACAGGAACACATCGGCATCGCTCTGCATTTCGTCCGTGAACGGATCGCGCGGGATGCGGAAGCGCCGGCGCGCGTCAGCGGTCAGGGTATGTTTTCGTAGTAGCATTTCGGCGGGCTCCCTTTCATCGTTGGTGGTGGACGCGAGTTCTTCCGGCGCGGCGGCGTTCTTGGCGGGACTCGCCGTGCCGGAATCTTCGTTGTGGAACAGCTTGCGCATGTGGGCGTTGGTGGCGCCGTGCGCGAACAGGAATGCCTTGATCTGCGACTCGATCGCCGCGCGCTCGGTCAGCCGCGGCCAGTCATCGTGATTGATGATCTGCGCCAGCGTCCCTTGCGACATCGCTTTGCCGTTTTCCAGCAAGACCTTGGCCGCCAGCGCTGCCTGCGACGTCCGCAGTTCGGACAGCACCCGCTTCAATTTCAATGCCATGTGGCTCCCCTTCGGTGCTACGGTTAAACCGCCCGCAAGCCACCGCCGGCGGCAACCAGCGGCGCGGCGTCTTGGGCGGGGTTGGTGAATTGCGCAATCAGCGCCTCGATCTGGTCTTCCGGCACGCCACCGGCGTAGCGCTGGCGCAGGAAAGCGTTTTCCTGATCGGTCAGGTAACGCCCGATGCCATCGACGATGCGCAGCATGGCCGCAGTGGCGGTCAGCGTTGGCACCTCGACCTGCAGGTGCGCCGGCGCCTCGATTTCGGCCCCCTGGCGTGGCAGGTAGGCCGGCAGTTCGATCTTCTGCAGGTAGGAATGCGCGTCGAGCCGGTTGCCGAAAGGCGTGACTTTCTTGTTGCGCGCCGCCTTCACTTCGTCGGCGTTCATGCCCGGATAAGCCAGCGCATCCATATCCTTCGCCGCGCGCTCGATCGTCGTGTCCGGCATCGCCTTGTATTCCTCGCCGACGACACTGCCGGCCAGGGATTGGCCGAAGCGGTCATAGCCGCGCTCCGGCTCGATCCGGTACGTCAGCATCTCGCCGTCGTAGCGCGGCGCCTGAATCTGGATCGCGCAGTCGCCATACACCAGCGCCCGCACCTGGACGGTATCGCCGACGTGGACACCATCCAGGCCAGCCACGCTGTAATGCAGCGGCCGATCCGCGTCCGGATGCTTGAATTCCACCGTCAGCTTCGGCTTGACCTTGCGCTCCTGCTCGCGTGACGCCATCAACGCGCGGCACACCTCCACCGCCGGCAGCAGCCGCAGCTGCGCCGCCGTGATCAGCTGCCACAAGTCATAACGGGCCAGCGGCTGCGCCAGGCCATCGCGGCGCAGGCGCGTGTCCTGACCCGGGATCAGATTGGCGTTGTACGCATTCGCCCAGGCCGCCGCATGCTCGTTCAGCTCGCGGATATCCGCCACCGGTTCGAAGCGCAGGCGCGACTCGAACTGCGTTTCAACGATGTTGTTGGCGTTCTCCACGCCGCCCTTGACACGCGAGTGGCCGGCCTCATGCTCGAGCGGGCTCACCTCCAGATGCAGCAGCAGGTTCTTGATCGCCGCGCTGGTGTTGGCCGTGCCCTTGTCCCACAGCACGCAGCGCGGCACGCCGTGGAACAGCCGGCCCGGCTGGCGGCTCCAGGCAAACATCAGAAAATCGAACAGCGCGTGCTGGTTCTCCCCCGCAGCCTCGACATACCACGGCACGATCAGGCCGCTGGCGCGGTCATACGCCACGTAGCGGAACACCTTGTATTTCACCTTCGCGTAGTTCTCCAGCTTGTTCTTGTAGAACTCGCGGTCGCGCATGATGTGCTGGCGCCCGTTCATGTAGTAGATCAAACACAGCGAAGGATCGATCTCATGCACATGGTTCGGATACAGCGCCCGCAGCGACTGCACCGGCGCCACGCGGCGCTGCGCCGCCACGTTGAGCTTGCGCGCCCGCATCAGCCGGTTCAGCTGCGCATTACCGACCTGGAATGCGACCCCGTTCTGCTCCAGGATGCCGCGCGCGGTGGTCGTGAACAGCGTCTGCTTGCCGTTGTCGCGGATACCCTCGCGCTGCGCGGCGCCCAGCATCGTCAGCGCTGTGCCGGCCACGCTGGTCGACCCCTTGTCCGCGCGCGCCTTGCGATGCGCGCTCCAGCCGCAGGCCGCCCTCAGCTGGCGGTAGATCGTCTGTGGCGACCAGCCGAGGAACTCCTGCGCCGCCGCAACGATCGGCCCGCGCTCGCCGTGCCCGGCCGCATCCAGCCGCGTCGCCAGCTCGCGCAGGTAATCTCGGATATCGGGCGTGATGGCCATGTCCACCTGCTCCCCCTACGCGGCGGCGGCCATCTGATATTGCCGAGCAGCGTCGATATAGCCGCCGAAGCGCACGCTCAGCTCACGCTGGGCGGTCGCCACCAACGACGCCGTGCGATCGACGGCGTCCGAAAGTTGCAGCAACACGGTCAGCACCTCGGTCGGCATCTTCGCCGGCGCGTCCGGGTCATAGCCTGGCGCCTTCGCCAGCTCACTGACCATCCAGACATCGAGCGCCTCGACCGCTTCTAGATGACGCGCTACGGCCTCGTCGATGATCGTCTGGCGCTGGGTGATCTCTTCCTTGAAATCGGCCACGCGCTCATCCCAGGGCGCGGTGCGCAGCTGCAGCTTTTCCAGTGATTTCTGCGTCGCGTCCAGCTTCTGGGTGCGTTCGGCCAGCACCTTCTCGGTCGCTTTGTGGTCCGCCTCGACGTCGGCGACCTTGGCCTCCAGCGCCGCCTTTTCCTGGGCATGCTTGGCGATCACGGTTTCGGCGAAGTCGATGAAGGCGTCCTTGTCGCCGGCCTTGGCCACCTCGATCAGCGCGGTCTTGTCGTCGTCCGGCAGGCGGCGGTACTGGCGCATTTCGCGGTAGCCGATGCCCATGCGGGACATGCTTTCGAGGGCTTCTTCGCCGAAGGTGCGGAGATTGGCGATGTCCTGATTGGCCTTCTCGTCCGATACGCCCAGCAGCCCGCAGAATTCAACCCAAGTACCTTTCAACTCCAAACCGTTTGGAGCACGCTTCCCTGTAAGCCCTTGATATAGCTTGTTTTCCTTCACATAAGCCAGCTTTGAACTCCAAACGGTTTGGGAAAATTTCCCAAAAGCGTCCGCCATCTGTGCCTGCCCGAGCAGCTGGTTCACCAGATCGCGTTCATCCGAATACGACTCGGTGATCTGCGCCAGCTCGCGCCCGGCGGCCTCGGCGTTCTGAAATGCCGCGTTGTTCATCGGCGTCTCCGCCAACTCCGTGGCCTTGTTCGGCTTGCGTGCCATGTTTTCTCCCTTCAGTTGGTCAACGTGTAATTGCGCTTCAGGCTGGCTAGGTCGGCCTCGGCCCGGTCGAATGCCGCCAGCACGCGCATCGCGCAGCGTGAAAAATGCGTGGTAATGTGAAAGCGCCCGGTGGCTTCGTCCTTGCGCACCCAGCCCTTTTCGATCAGCGTGGCGGCGGTGCGGGTGACGTACGGCGCCGGGCAGCGCAGGTGCGTCGCCAGATCGGCGTTCGACAGCCCGCGCAACGGCTCGGCCGCCAGCACCTCCAGCATCGCCAGCGCGCGCAGCACCTGCGCGCTCGCCTTGCTCTGGTCGGCGCCCGCGCTCATGCCGCCGCACCCTGGCCGCGCACGCGAAATCCGAATTTCGCCGCCAGCGCCTCACAGGACGCGCGCGACAGGTCGAAGGCGGTTCGGCCAACCCACAGCGCCTCATCTTTCGGGGCCATGTTGAGAGAGACGTCGCAGCGGCACGCTTTGGCGTACACCAGGGCACGGCCGGATTCCGGGTCCATAACGAGTGCGGAAATATCCGGGGAATCACAAGAGGTGGACACGGCAAGCGTCAACCCGGTGCATGCGGAAGGCACTTCCAGCCGGGGGGCAATTCCAGAAGCGGACATCTTTTCTCCTTTCAGAACTCGAATTCCGGTGCCGCATGCTTGGCGACGTTGGCGTGATGGAAAGCCACCTGGCCAAGGTGGTGGGAGAGCGCCGCCAGCGTCGCGCTGGCGTCGGCGCGGCCGCTGTAGTGATCCGTCAGCAGCCGCAGCGCATCCGAAAAACCGCTGTGCAGCGCCACCACATCGGCGTCCACCAGGTCGCGGCCGGTCGGCATGTCGATCAGCAGCTGGTTGCCGTTGGCGGCCAACCACCGCGTGACGAAATTGACGCCGCACGCCGCTTCATAGGCCGGGATCAGCACGGCCGGCATGCGTCCGTTTTCCAGCCACTTGTAGAGCGTCCAGTGATCTGCCAGGCCCATGACGGCGGCAATGCGCTCGACCGACTGATTGCGCTGGCCGCGGGCGTGCTCCTTGCACAGCTCCATCGCGTGGCGCAGGCTGATCGGCTGGATACGCTTCCAATTTCGGCGGCGGTTTGCTGTCACCGGATTTCCCCCATTCCCTAGTGTTTCCAATCAAATAAGCGCTCTGGTACTATCCAGAAACACGAGGCGCGCCTACCATTTGCACGGTTCTGAATCGTTGGCGAGGCAGTGATGGTCGAAACGAAATTGCTGGAAACACTGGTCGAGCGCGCCGTCGCGGCACACACGGCCGAAACGCGCGGCGCGCTTTGGGTACATACCCAGTTGCTGTGCCGCTTGACGCAGCAATTGTCGAAAGAGGCAGTTCAGCAGGTTGCTCTGGCAACGGATGAGGCGTGGCTGGCGCTCCCCGAACCCGAAAGAGAGGTTGCGCGGGCCAGCATGGATCAGTGGCGGAAGTACCTGGCGCAGCGAAGCGGGCTCGTAGAAGGCGAAACGCCGCCATTATTTCCCCCGCCCGAGCCAACGCATCCGCCTGATCCGCCAGGGCCGGGGCGATAGCGGCAACGCTGATATAAGCGTGCGGCAGCAGTTCGTAGGAGGTGCCGCTGCCATTGGGCGTGGTGCGGGCAGAGCACGGTGCGTCGCCGGCCATCTGAAGCAGAAGCGCGGTAGTTCGGTCAGCAGCGAGCAGCGCGCTGTGGCGGCCAGCATCGATTTCGGCGGCGGAGTAGCCTGGTGCCGGCTGCAGGCGCACCAGCCCGGCCTCGACCAGGGGCAGCAGTGTGCGGCGGGTGTGCTCGTCGAGCCCGAAGAGATAGGCGAAGGGATGCGCGGGGATATGCATGCCCGGCCTCACGCTGCTGCTGCGATGTTGTCCAGCGTCGGCCGGCCGGAGCCGCGGCGATGCTCTTGTGTAGGCATGCCGGCACTGCCGTCCTTCATGCCGAGCGCGACGGCAATCTGGTGCGCCTTGCCGTAGTTGGCCTTGTCGAAGCCATTCAGCACGCGGTACACCGCGTGCGGCTTCCAGCCGTTTTCGCGGGCAAAGTCGGAAATGGTTTGGCCGCGGTCGCGGAAGCCTTGCTTGATGCGTTCCGCTTTTTTGAGTTGCTCCGGGGTCATTGGCGTGACTCCTGTGTAAAAGATAGTTTGGTGTTGTTTGTGATTTGTTGGGATTGATTATTGTGCTGAATTCAGCACAAGTCAAGATGTTTTATGGGCTGTTATTGGCATGATTTCCGAAAGACTGAAGGGGGAGCGGAAGAGGCTTGGTTACAGCCAGGAGGATTTCGCGGCCCTGGCTGGCATCACAAGGCGTCCATATGCCGAATGGGAGGCCGGCAAAACATCGCCCACAGCAGTGCAGCTCGCTGCTCTCGGAGAGGCGGGTGCCGATGTGCAGTACATCGTGACGGGCCACCGACAAGGCCAAGGGATTGGTGACTCTGCCGTGCATCAGGCGGTACTCGACGCCGTAGATTTACTGTCGCTGGCAAAAAAGGTTGATGCTCAGCAGTTGGCCAAGGCGGTGGTGAAGCTGTGTGCCAAGTCCGCCATGCCGCTACTCCCTACTCGATACGAAGGCTCTCAACAAAACTTCCACGGGCCTATAACTGGGGAGGTGGCTGGGAGAGATATCGTCAAAAAGGAGGAGAAATGACTGCTTTGAGGCAAGACTTTCTGGGGGTCGTCGAGGGCGGCGTTGCCGGCCGCGATGTCAATCATCACCATAACAATCGGACCACGGTTCTTCAATTCACCCAGCAGAAGCCGGAATCTCAATTGCAAAGTGAATTCGCACGGCGGACAGGTATCTGGTGCCCCAAACCTGCCCGCGAGTGGCTGGAATCGTTGATGGCCGACCACCAATTTACGGCGCGCGAACTGGCGGTGTCCTGGAAGGCGGGGTCGATAGGATGGCATGCTGAGACAAACGAAAAACGCATCGTCACCCCCTGGATCGAGGCCGCATTCGTGTATTTGATGGGCCTGATGGCACTTCCCGTGATAGCGATTTTTGTTTTTTGGACGTTCGCGCCTACCGTGATAAAACCGGGCAATGCGCTCGCGCTCTTCGCCTTGGCTTGCAGCTGGGTCCTTATAGGGTTGATGGTCAATCGTTTTATGTGGCAGCCGAGACGTGTTGCGCAACGCATTCGTCGTGTGCAACCTTGAAACGCGCGTGACGGGAAATAATTTTGTCCGTCACGGCAGCTGCATCGAAGGGGGGAATTAATGCGCTCAATCACGAAAACTGTGTTCATCACGACGACATTGCTTCTTGGCGGATGCGCAATCACTAGCGGCCACCACTCAGGACCGAACGGTCGGCCAGTGCATTTCATCGATGGCATGTCTGCCTCGGTCGCATATCAAAAAGCTGGGGAACTGTGTCCGTCAGGCTACGCCATTATTGGCGAGCCGCGCCAAGTATCGATCATGGACTACACGATGACAATTGAATGTAAAAGCACCGGCGTCGTTGCAAGGGGCGCTGTGCAGCAACAGCCCGGCGTGGTAGCCACTCCGGCGGTGGCTGTTGCGACTGCCAGAAAACCATCCGGGGAAATGTCTTTCGAGGTTGAGAAACTTGCCAAGCAGGCTGGTTGTCAGCCTGCGGCAAGTGCAGCGCTGATTGCTAAAACCACCGGTATTGAAACCTACCAGGTTAGTTGCGCGGACGGCCAGCAGGCGCTATTCAAATGCGAACTACGGCAGTGCCGGGTGATGAATTAGGCCAGTTAAAATAGAGCGGACAAATTCCAACAACGATAGGGAGACAAAATCAGATGGCAACGGATAAAAACTCAAACCATTCCAATAATCAACGAGAAGCCCCTCTGACCGAGCGTAGGAAGGACAGCGATGTCCATTACAGCGAATATCCGGGAACGCGGCGTGACAATACAGTCAGCAACACGTTGCCGCCCCCGCCCATCCGCAAGGACAACGACAATGGCAACGACGACGAGTAGCCTGGAAGAAAAGTGGCACGATCAGCTGTTCGGTGTACGGCGCTCGATTCGCTACCACCAGCGGCGGCGCGCCTTCTTTGATCGCCTGGACCAGTTCGGCAACATGTTGTCGGTCGTGCTGGGCTCCACCGCGATCTACGGCATATTGGAAAGCAGTTCTAAAACCTTGGCATTGTCCGCCACTGCAGCTGTCACGATATTTTCTGCGGTGAATCTCGTCTTTGGTTCGGTGCAAAAGGCCCGGACCCATGCGGAACTTGCACGGCGTTTTGTCGTATTGGAAAAGCGTTTTCTGGATGCCCCAACACCAGAACTTTTGTGTGAAATAACCAACGAACGGCTTTCCATCGAGGCCGAAGAGCCGCCAGTACTGCGGGTTCTCGATTGTCTGTGTCACAACGAACTGATGCGGGCTGAGGGCTACCCTCATTCTCAACTTGCTCAAATAAGTTTTTTGCAATCCTGCCTCGCTCAGCTGGTGGACTGGTTCCCTAGCTCGATTCAACCGCAAAAATCAACGAAGCACTCCTAGTTGGCGCTGTCTTGATTTTGCCCTCGTTCAAAAGACTCTGATGCCCTGAAACCGGATGATGGTGGCTCCAACCGCCGTCACCCGGATCAGGAGCATCCATGCCTCTCAAGCACCCGTTTCCGTTTGCGCGGCGCCTGCCGCGCAGCACTGCCTGGTTACTGGCATCCCTCATCCTGCTGCTGGCGCTCGCCGCCGTCGCCCCGCAGCAGCTCCCGATCGCTCTGTACAAGCTGACGCTGATCGCACTGGCCGCCGTGGTCGGCTACTGGATCGATCGCGGCCTGTTCCCCTATGCCCGTCCGGACAGCTATCTGCACCGCGATTGGCGCTACGGCACCGACGAGCCGGAGGGGGATGTCGACTATCCGCTGGTCGGCCCGTATCACCGCGTGTTCGCCGCCGCCATGCTGCGCCGCGCCGTGATTGTCGGCGCGGTCGTGATCGGCGTCGCACTGGGGCTGTGATGCATCTGGCCGCGATCATTCTTATCGTTTTTATTTCGATCTCAATGGGGGTTTCCATTGGCCTTCACGGCGAACAGCGTCAGCATGATGCCTACGCAGCCGTACTGCACAAACTGATCCTGCTCGGGCTGCTGGCTTGGGGCGGCTTCTTCGCGCCGCCAGCCAAGGCCCAGATTCCGGACGCCGCCGTCAAGCACCGCGCCGAGCTGACCCGCAACGCCCGCGCCGTCTGGGGGCTGGATGCCCCGGTCGCCACCTTCGCCGCGCAGATTCACCAGGAATCCGCCTGGCGGCCGGGTGCGGTCAGCCAGGTCGGTGCCGAAGGCATGGCCCAGTTCATGCCGGCCACGGCAAGCTGGATTGCCGGCATCTACCCAAGAACCCTCGGCGCCGCCGCGCCCTACAACCCGTCCTGGGCCATGCGCGCCCTGGTGCAGTACGACGCCTGGCTGCATCAACGAATCCGAGCCGCAAGCCCGTGCGAGCGCCTGGCCTTTGTCCTGTCCGCCTACAACGGCGGCCTGGGCTGGGTCGACCGAGACAAAAAACTGGCATCGGGTAAGGGGCTCGATCCGCTGGTTTGGTTCGGATCGGTCGAGCGCGTCAATGCTGGCCGCTCGGCCGTCAACTGGCAAGAAAACCGCAACTACCCGCAGCGCATCCTGCTGCACCATGAGCCGCTCTACATCGCGGCCGGCTGGGGCCGAGGGGTGTGCACATGATCTCGGCCAAGGCACTGGCATGCGTTGTCCTGGCCGGCCTGCTGATGACGGCCGCCGGGACGATAGGCGGCTACTGGTACGGCCACGGCGCCGGCGTCGCCGACGAAAAAGGCCGCGCCAGCGCAGAAGCCGTGAAAGACCTGACCGCCATCATCGACGCCGGCAAAGGACTGATCAACGACGCCAACGACGCCAGCAAGGCCATGCGCGCGGCCGTCGCCGCCCGCGCCCTCCAGGACAAAAAGACCACGGGAGAACTGAAAGATGCACTCGCCAAGACGGCCGGCAGCCGTGTTGATTGCCGCTTCGATGATGACAGCATGCGCCAGCTCGGCGCCGCCCGGGAGCGCGCCACCGCAGCTGCTGCCGGCGGAATACGCGGCGAGCTGCCCGCCGCCGGTGGCGCCCATCAGCAACCTCGCTGACGACGTGGCGGTGGCGCTGAAAGAAATGTACGACCTCTACGGCACCTGCGCCGGCCGTCATGTCGAAACCGTGGACTGGATAACCCGAAGACGATGATCGACCCTTTTGACATTGCCAGCGAGCGCGAGCAGGAAGCCCGCGATGACGCGATCGCCGCGCAGCGCCGCCGCGCCGGCCTGACCGGCAAGACCGTCGCCGACTCGGCGCTGTTTTGCCAGGACGACGAATGTGGCGCCCCGATCCCGCAGCGGCGGCGCGAGGCGGTCCCCGGCTGCCAGTTCTGCATCGACTGCCAGGAATTGCACGAAATGAGGCGCAGATGAGCGAAGACCTGAAATTCTGGATCAGCATCGCCCAATGGCTGTTCATGCTCGGCATCGGCTTCTACGTGTGGCTCACCAACCAGCAAGCGGCCACCGCCAAGGATATGGCCGAAATCGCCACGCGCGTGACAACGCTCGAAGAACAGATGCGGCACCTGCCCGACCAGGCACTGGTCAACGAGGTGGCCGGCGACATGAAGGCGGTGAAGGCCGAGCTGGCCGGCATCAGGGAATCCATCGTGCCCTTGACCCGCAGCATGGATCGGATGCACTCCTACTTGCTCAATCGAAAATGACTACCACCTCCGAGAATTTCGCCGAATACCTGCGCCGCGACATCCGTCTGGTGCTCCTGCGCGTGATGGCCGACCTGCCGGCGTACCGCGCCAACAGCAGCGTGCTGGCGATGGCGCTCGAGCGCTTCGGCCATGCCGTCACGCGCGACCAGGTCAAGACCGAGCTGCGCTGGCTCGAAGAACAGGGCCTGTTGACGATCGAAGACATCGGCGCGGTGCTGGTGGCCACCATCACCGAGCGCGGCGCCGACGTCGCCCGCGGCCGCGCGCAGACGCCCGGCGTCGCCCGCCCCGGAGCATAGGATGGGCCGCAAATCGGCAATTACCCGGCTCGACCCGGCCGTGCGCAAGCACCTGGAGAAGCTGCTGCGCGAGGATCGGCTGACGCTCGACGAAATGATCGACGACGTTCGCGCCAAATTCCCCGACCAGCCGCTGCCCAGTCGCTCGGGCCTGCACCGCTACCGCACCGGCTTCGATGAGATGGTCGGCCGCATGCGCGAAATCGAGACCGCCGCCGGCGCCCTGGTCGACGAGCTGGGCGACGGCGTCGGCGACAAGGCCGGCGCGCTGCTGGCCCAGGCGGTGACCACGCTGGCCACCAACGCCGCCCTCAACCTGCACGATGCCGACAAGGTGTCCGTCAAGGAAGTCGGCGAACTGGCGCGCGCGGCGCGCGCCGCCATGCAGGCGCGCACCATGAGCATCAAGGAGCGTCAGGCGATCGAAGACGCCGCCCGCGCCAAGCTGCTGCGCGAGCAGGAGGCCAACCTGGACGAAGCCGTGCGCGCCCAGGGCATGAACGAAGAACAGGCCGACTTCTGGCGTAAGAAAGTCCTGGGGATCGTGTAATGGCATCCCTGGTAAAGCCGCTGGCCAGCACGCTGCGCGTCGTCGAATGGGACGAACTGCCGGCCAGCGCGCGCGAAGTGCCGGCCAATTTCGACCCGCTGCGCGCAGGCGTGCTGATGCGGCACCAGGTCGAATGGCTGAAGATCAAGGCGTCGATCAAGGTGGTGCCGAAAGGCCGGCGCACCGGCATCACATTCTGCGAGGCGCTCGACGACACGGTCAAAGCCTCATCGCGCAAGACTGCCGGCGGCGACAACGTCTACTACATCGGCGACACCAAGGAAAAAGGGCTGGAATTTATCGGCTACTGCGCCAAGTTCGCGCGTGTGATCGCGCAGGCGCAAGGCCAGGGCGTGTCCGGGATCGAAGAGTTTCTCTTCGAAGACCAGGACGAAAAAGGCAACACCAAGAACATCACCAGCTACCGCATCCGGTTCTCGTCTGGATTCCAGATCACCGCCTTGTCGAGCCGGCCGGCCAACATTCGCGGGCTGCAGGGCAAGGTCGTGATCGACGAGGCGGCGTTCCACCCCGACGTCCAGGGCGTGCTGGACGCTGCCACTGCGCTGCTGATCTGGGGCGGAGAGATCGTCATCATCTCCAGCCACAACGGCAAGGCCAATCCGTTCAACCAGCTGATCAAGGACATCGAGGCCGGCCGCTACGGCGACGACGCCGCCGTGTACACGGTGACCTTCGACGATGCGGTCGCCAACGGCCTGTACGAGCGTGTCTGCCTGATGAAAGGCTGGGAGGCGACTGCGGAGGGCAAGGCCGCCTGGTACGCCAAGATCCGCAATGCCTATGGCGTGCGCAAGGCCGCCATGCGCGAAGAACTGGACGCCATCCCGCGTGACGGCAACGGTGTCTGCATTCCTGGTGTCTGGATCGAGGCCGCGATGCCGACCGAGCGGCCGGTGCTGCGCCTGACCCTGGGCGACGATTTCCCGCACAAGCCGCTGGCCGAGCGCGATTCGTTCGCCAAGGATTGGATCGAGCGCCACCTGACGCAGGAGCTGAGCAAGCTCAACAAGGGCAACCGGTGCGTATTCGGCCACGACTTCGCACGCCACCGGGATTTTTCCGAAATCGTGCCGATGGAGATCCTGCCCAACCTGCGGCGCGTGGTGCCTTTCATCGTCGAAATGCACAACGTCCCAACCCGTCAGCAGGAGCAGATCCTGTGGGCACTGATCGATGGGCTGCCCGGTGGCACCACCGGCGCGATGGACGCCACCGGATCAGGAGAAACATTGGCCGAATACACGGCGGACAAATACGGCCATAGGCGCATTGCGCAGATCAAGCTGAATCGCGCCTGGTACGGCACCTGGATGCCGAAGCTGATTCAGGGATTCGAAGACGGCGTGATCGATCTGCCGCGGGACGACAACGTGATGCAGGATCTTCGGGCAATTGAAGAAATCGACGGCGTTCCGATGGTGGCCGCAGTGCGCAAGGAAGACCTGAAGGACCCGGACCTGCATCGGCACGGCGACACGGCGATCGCTCTGGCGCTGGCCTGGTATGCCAGTCTCACGCTCAACCAGGGGCCAGTCCGTGTTGCCTCGCGCGGCACACGTTTCAAGAAAGCACAAGGGAGCCGGTGGCTATGAGCAGTAAAGCAAAGGGCCTGTATCTGCCCAATGGCAATTTCGTCCACTTCGGCGAGCGGCCACAAGTCGGCAAGCAGATCGCCACGCGCGCCTCCGCGGCGGGCATGAGCAACATGGGCGACGTGTTGCCCAACCCCGACCCGGTCCTGCGCAAGCTCGGCAAAAGCATCCAGGTCTACCGCGATCTGCGTGCCGACGGCCATGTCGGCGGCTGCATCCGCCGCCGCAAGGCCGCGGTCAAAAGCCTGATCTGGGGCGTCGATCGGGAGCAGGCGCAAAGCCGCATCGCCAAGTCGATCCAGGCAATCTTCGACGACCTGGACATGGAGCGCATCATCGGCGAAATCCTGGACGCGCCGCTGTATGGCTACCAGCCGCTTGAAGTGGTGTGGGACCATGTCGGCGGCCTGCTAGTGCCGGTCGATGTGATCGGCAAACCAGCCGAGTGGTTTTTCTTCGACGCCGAAAACCGCCTGCGCTTCCGCTCCAAGGATGCCGGCCCGGCCGGAGAGCTGGTGCCGGAGCGGGCATTTCTGCTGCCGCGGCAGGATGCCAGCTACGACAACCCCTACGGCCAGCCGGATCTGGCGCGCTGCTTCTGGCCGACCAAATTCAAGCAGGGCGGCCTGGACTTCTGGTTCCGCTTCGTCGAAAAATACGGCACTCCCTGGCTGATCGGCAAATCGCCGCGCTCGACCAACGATGCCGAGAACGAGCGCCTGCTGGACATGCTCGAGCAGATGATCCAGGACGCGGTGGCCGTGATCCCGGACGATGCCTCTGTCGAGATCGTGGAGGCAGCCGGCAAGTCGTCGTCCGCCGACGTGTTCGAGAAGTTCCTGATGCACCTGCGCTCTGAAGTCAGCATCGCGCTGCTCGGGCAAAACCAGACCACGGAAGCCAGTACCAACAAAGCCAGCGCGCAGGCCGGGCTGGAAGTGGCCAGCGACATCCGCGATGCCGATGCCGGCATCGTCTGCGCTGCGCTCAACCAGCTGATCGGCTGGACATGCGATCTGAATTTCCACGGCGCCCAGCCCGTCTTCGACATGTGGGAAGAGGAGTCCGTCGACGAGACGCTGGCGACGCGCGATGAAATCCTGAAGCGTGCCGGCGCGACCTTCACGAATCGCTATTTCATTCGCACTTATGGCCTGCAGCCGGGTGACTTGTCCGAGCCGCCCGCCGGCGACGCCGAGCATGAGGCCGTGCCGGCCGCGTTCGCCGAAGCTGCGGCGCCGGCCTCGGTGCCGGCGGTAATGGCAGACCGGCTAGCCGACGATCTGCAGCCGGCGCTGGATAGCTGGATCGACCAGATTCGCGACCTCGCCGAGCGGGCAACAAGCCTGGACGAGCTGCGCGACGGCCTGCTGGCGCTGGCGCCGGACATGAGCCTGGATCAGTACGCGGCGGCGATGGGCCAGGCGCTGGTCGCTGCCGCGGCGGCCGGCCGCGCCGATATCGTCGACCAGGTCAGCAATGGCTAGTGTCGCCTACGGCAGTCTGCCGTTTTCCGAGCAGATTGCATTCTTCCGGCGTAAGGTCAACATCCCGACCGCAGCCTGGACCGACATCTGGCAATCGCAGCACGACCACGCTTTCGTCGTCGCCGGCGCCAACCGCGATGACCTGGTGGCCGACTTCCGCGCGGCGGTCGACAAGGTGATCGCCGACGGCGGCACGCTGGAGGATTTCCGCCGCGACTTCGACCGCATCGTCGCCAAGCACGGCTGGGACTATAACGGCGGGCGTAACTGGCGCTCGCGCGTGATCTACGAGACCAACCTCAATACCAGCTACGCCGCGGGCCGCTATGCGCAGCTGCAGGCGGTCAAGCAGACCCGCCCGTACTGGCAGTACGTCCACAGCGACGCTGTCGAACATCCGCGTCCGGTGCATGAATCCTGGCACGGCCTGGTGCTGCATGCCGACGATCCCTGGTGGGCTACCAACTATCCGCCGAACGGATGGGGCTGCCAGTGCACCGTCCATGCGCTGAACGAGCGCGATCTGCGGCACCTGGGCAAGACCGGCCCTGACAAGGCACCGGATCTCGACTGGCACGACGTCGAGGTCGGCCAGCGCAGCCCCGGGGGCTCGCAGACCGTGCGCGTCCCGGCCGGCGTCGATCCCGGCTTTGCCTATACGCCGGGGCGGGATGCCTTCACGCAGCTGCTGCTGCAGGCTCTCGGCAAGACCGCTGCCTTTCCGGCGGCCTACGCGGCGCGCTCCGCCACCGCGACACTGGCGCGCCCGCGCGCACTGGAGGCGATCAAGTCCGGGTTCAAGGATTTCGTCGCCGGCATCCTGCTCGACCGCCTCGCGCGCGGCCGGCGCTTCACCGTAGGGTCGCTGTCGCCGACCACGGTGACGGCCCTGGGTGAAGCCGGGATCATGCCGCAGACCGCGGCGATCGTTGCGCGCGACGCCGACATCCTGCACGCGCTGCGCGACGTCAAATCGGCACGGCAAACCGCGGGCGGCCGGCCGAAAGCGTTGACCGCCGCGGAGCTGCAGCAGATTCCCGGGATCCTGGCGCAGCCGCAGGCGGTGCTGCTCGATGCTGCAGCCAACGTCCTGATTTACGTTTTCCCGGCGGAGCGGCGCGCAGCCGGCAAACTGGTGGTACGGGTGGACTATCGTCTCGAAGGCAAGGAGCGCGTGAACCTGTTTCGGACGGCAAGCTTGATCGACTACGCCGATCTGCAGTCACAGGTCACGTCGGGGGAATTGCGCCTGGTCGAAGGCGCCTTACGAAGGGTGCCATGAACGTCGAGGATGGACGCCACTTCCATCGTGCAGGCGCTTTGCAGCCCCCGGGCCGGATCTGGCGATTTCCCGGCCGCCTCGGCGCTCACAGCAGAATTGATTATAGGAGTCAACGATGGCCGGTGTAAAACTCGACGTCAAAGCGGGCGGCAGCGGCGTCCAGATCGATGCCGCCCTGGACAAGGTGATCGCGGTCATGACGGACCCGCAGCCGATGTTTGCCGATATGGGCGAATATCTCCTGCGCAGCACCCGAGGCCGCTTTACCGCGCAGGCCGCGCCGGACGGTACGCCGTGGCGCCGTCTGTCGCCCATTACCATCGGCCGAAAGCCGAAGAACAAAGACAGGATTCTGGTTCAGGAAGGTTACCTGCGCGGCCCTGGCATGCGCTATCAGGCCCTGCCGGACGGCTTCGCGGTCGGCAGCGATCGCGTCTATGCGGCCGCGCATCAGCTGGGTATGGCAAAAGGTTATGCAGGCACTACCCGCCGCAACAGCCCGATCCCTTGGGGCGATATTCCGGCCAGACCGTTTCTCGGGCTGTCGGCCGACGACGAAACCGAGCTGCTCGACATTGCGTCCGACTTCATGGCCGGAGGGTGAGGCGCGAAAACGCGCCACGGGCGTTTTAAGCGGCGTCTGGCGGCGCGTGTACCGATTCGGTTCGGCTGGCCGCTTGTAGGGCTTTGCAAAGCCTTTATGCGGCAGTTTGATCTGCCGCAACCTTTCCGTTTTGCACGTCGCCGCTCCACGGCCGACCAGCGCAGCAGATTTTGCCCTGGTTCAAAAGACTTGCACGGCGCCGGCTTGCATGATGGCCGGCATGAACTCCCTGCACATCTTCCGCGCCGGCACCCATACCGACGTCAACGGCAACAAGGTCACTCTGACCGAAGCCGACATTGCCGCCTCGGCGGCGGCGTACGACCCGGCCAAGCACGAAGCGCCGATCGTGATCGGCCACCCGAAGCTGGACGCGCCGGCCTATGGCTGGGTGCAATCGCTGTCCGCCTCCGGCCCCGATTTGGAAGCCGTGCCGGCGCAGGTGCCGGTCGCGTTCTCTGAAATCGTGACTGCCGGCGCCTACAAAAAAATCAGTGCGTCGTTCTACCCGCCGGCCGCGCCGGGCAACCCGGTGCCCGGCGTCTGGTACCTGAAGCACGTTGGATTCCTCGGCGCCACACCGCCGGCGGTCAAAGGGCTGCGCCAAGCCGCCTTCGCCGCCGGCGATGACGGCGCTGTCGAATTCGCCGACTGGAGCCTGCGCACCCAGGCGTCGCTCTGGCGCCGCCTGCGCGACTGGATCATCGGCGAAAAAGGCCAGGAAGTCGCCGACCAGATCATCCCCGACTACGCGATCGACGAGTTGCGTGACGAAGCCAACCGCCCCGATCCGCAAATCGAGCCTTTGCCCACCAACCAACCTTCCTCATTTTCGGAGACCACCACCGTGACCCCTGAACAAGCCGCCGCCATCCAGGCGGAGAACGACCGCCTGAAGAGCGAACTGACCCAATCCAGGGCGGCCGACGCCAAGCGCGACGCCGATGCCCGCCATGCCGGCAACGTCGCCTTCGCCGAGGCCCAGATCGCTGCCCGCCAGCTGGCGCCGAAGCACAAGGATGCCGTCGTGGCGTTCCTCGATTTCGCCGAAACGCCGGCCGCCGACGGCGGCGTGGTGTCGTTCGGCGAAGGCGAAGAAAAGCAGCCGCTGGCCGCCGCGTTCAAGGCGTTCGTCACCGACCTGCCGAAGGTCGTCTCGTTCGGTGAGCGGGCAACCAAGGACCGCGCCGCGTCCGCCGATGCCGTCAATCCCCTCGTCGCTGATGCCCAGCGCCGCAATCAGAGCAACCAGCAATAGGAGCTGTCATGGCGAAAACGCAACCCAAATCCCTTTCCGACCTGCTGCTGGTCGAAGTCAAGGCCGGCTGGACGAAAGAGAAGGTCATCCTGAAAGGCGGCGTCAACTATCCGCTCGGCGCAGTCCTGTCTGTCAAGTCCGGTATTCACCAGATTCTGGCGCCGGATGCTGAAGATGGCTCCGAGAACGCGGTTGCCGTTTTGGCTGAAGCCGTCAACGTCGGTGCCGACGGCGCCGCTGGACTGGTGATTGCGCGCGGAGCCGTCGTCGCAGCGGAAGAACTGTGCTGGCCGGACGACATCACTGAGCCGGAAAAGGCCGCCGCGCTGGCCGAGCTGGAGGCGCGCGGCATCGTTGCGGGCGCCGCGCTGTAACCCGTCCCCACATCAGGAGCACTCATGACTCTCGAAGATTTGTTCACTCTCGCGTCCCTGACCGACGCGATCAACGCGCTGCCGGCGGTGCCGGGCAAGGCCGGCCAGACGGGCCTGTTCGTCGAAAAAGGCGTGACAACCACCACCATCGTCGTTGAGCACCGCGCCGGTCGGCTGTCGCTGGTGCCGGCCACCAGCCGCAACGACGATCCGACCGCGGTCAAGGACGGCAAGCGCACACGCCGGTCGTTCGAAGTGCCGCATCTGCCGCAGTCGGCACAGGTGTTGCCGTCCGAGCTGCAGGGCTTGGCCGCGTTCGGCTCGGATAGCGCCGCCGCGCCGCAGGCCAGCGTCATCAACGACAAGCTGGAGGGGATGAAGGCCAACCTGGAGGCAACCCGGGAGTGGCAGCGCATCGGCGCCATCAAGGGAAAAATTCTGGATGCCGACGGCAGCGTGATCTACGACCTGTACGACGAATTCGGCATCAGCGAGAAAAAGCTGACCATCGCCCTGGGCACGGCCACCACCGATGTCCGCGCAAAGCTGCTGGAAGCCAAGCGCTGGGTGGAAAAGAAGACCCCTGGTGTCGTCATCACCGGCTTCAAGGCGTTCTGCGGCGCCAGCTTCTTCGACGCGCTGACCGGCCACGACAAGGTCCAAAAGGCGTTCGAAGGCTGGCAGGCGGCACAAGACCGGATCGGCGGCGACATGCGCGCCGGCTTCACCTTCGGCGACATCAGTTTCGAGGAATACAACGCGCAGGTCTCGGGTAAGGATTTCGTCGGTGACAACGTGGCGCGCATCTTCCCGGTCGGCCGTAACGTGTTCAGCATGTACAACGCGCCGGCGAACTACAACGAAACCGTCAACACCGTTGGCCGAGCGTTCTACGCCAAGGCGGAAGAACGTCGGCTCGGCAAGGGCTGGGACCTGGAAACACAGTCCAACCCGCTGGCGATGTGCTTCTACCCGGAAGCCCTGGTCGAGCTGACCGCGAGCTGAAATACCCAGCGAGCGAACGCCGGCGCGATCAAGGCGTGACAGCCGGAGAGACGGCACGAATTCGATAACGCCGTTTCAATTTCGACCTCATGGATATGCGCTACTGTACGCTCGACGACATCAAGCTTGCGATGCCGGCATCGACCCTGATCGCGTTGTCCAACGACGATCCGATGGCGGCCGAGATCGACCTCGACGTGATCGAACGCGGTGCGCGGGCGGCCGAAGAGCTGATCGACGCAAATCTGCGCGGCCGCTACCTGCTGCCACTTGAGACGGTGCCGACCGTGATCAACGAATGCGCGGTCACCCTGATCCGACAATGGCTGTATGCGCGCCGGCCGGAAGGGCCGGACTTGCCGGAAGTGGTCACCACTTCCCACATCCAGGCACTCAAAACCCTGCGCGAGATTCGAGACGGTCAGCTGACCATCGGCCTGCCGACCGGCCAGGCAGCACCGGAGCCGGGAAAGTTCAAGGTGCGCGCACCTGGCCGCCGGCTCGATCAGATCATGAATGGGACGGACTGATGGCCGACTCCAGCGCGCGCACTCTGCCGATCATCGACTCGGTGGTCGAGAGACTGAAGGAAAAACTACCGAATGTGGCTGCTGAATACTTCCCGGAAGAGCCGAAGAACTATCGGCTCAACCATCCGGTCGGCGCGCTGTTGGTCAGCTTCCCTGGCAGTGTATTCGGCCTGCCGCCGGCCAGCGGTCAGAATGCGGCGCAACTGCCAGGTCGCGTGCGACCACAAGAGCGGGAAGTCGGTGTACGCATCACCGTAGTACTGCGGCAGCTGAACGGCCGCAATGGCGCAATCGACGTGCTGGACGACGTGCGTGACGCCTTGCGCGGATTTCGCCCACCGGGTTGCCGGAGCGACCTCGCATATCTCGGTGAGCAGTTCCTTGGGCAGCTGGACGGGTTGTGGCAATACGCACTGGATGCCCGGACCACGACCTGGGACGGCGCCGCCGCGCAAAGAAATCTGTAACCGATTTTCACAAGGAGAATCAAGATGTCCGAAAAAATCAAGATGTCCGACGTGACCTTGAAAAAGCCGCACAAGCACGCCGGTCAACCACGCGCCGCGGGAGACGTCATTCGGGTGACGGAACCTGAAGCCGCATGGCTGGCGGCACGCGGCGTGATCGAATCGCCGGCAGCGAGCCGTGCCGCGGCGGGCGGCAAAACTGAAGGGCTTCCCGGGGAGAGCAAATAATGAGTACCGCCAACTATTTTTCGTTCCAGGGCAAACTGTATCTGGGCAATCGCCTCGCGAACGGCAAGCCTGGCAAGACCCAGTGGGTCAACGACGCCGCGACGGCCGAGATCACCCTGACGACCGAAAAAGACGAAAAAACCGAAAGCTGGAGCGGTCAACGGATGACTGCGGCAACTCTGCAAAAAAGCAAAAAGGGGTCGCTGAAGCTGAGCTTCGAAACGCTCGAGCCGGACATGCTGGCGCTTGGCCTGTACAGCAAAGTGATCAAGACCATTGCCGGGACCGTCACCGGCGAAGAGCTGCCGCCGGAATTGACCGCCGGCGATATCGTGATGCTGGAGCACGGTACCGTGACGGACCTGGTGCTGACCGACAGCACCGCGCCGGCACCGAAAACCGTCGAGCTCGATGAAGGCTATCGCGAAGAAAATTTTTCCGCCGGCCTGATCACTATCGGCGACCTCGACGATCTGGAACAGCCGCTCAAGGCCGCTTACAGCTACGGTGCCAGCGTCGATCTGGCGATGAATACCGTCGATGGCAGCCGCGCGATCATCGATTTGTACCGGGTCAAATTCAACCCGTTCGACGCTCTCGGCTTGATTCACGAATCCTGGGGCAACCTGCCGATCACCGCCGACGTGCTGTTCGACGCGACGAACGCGCTCGATGCGAATCTGGGCGGATTCGGCCGGTGGCGGATGCCGGAAGTGGCGTGATATGGCCCGAAAAATCACTCCCCGAACCCGCGTGAAGGCGGCGGCCAATCCGGCCGCCGCCGACGAGCTGGATATCCTGCATCCAGAGCGCAGCGCCCGGCTCGGCGGCCGCCAGATTACGGTGCGTGAATACGGGTTCGTCGAAGGCTTGCGCTTGCGGCCGCTGATGCAGCCGTTTACGGACGATCTGTACCGCCGGATGCGCGACGGCCAGCCGCTGCAGTATGAACAGGCGCTCGACGTCATGGCCGCTCATATCGACGTCGTGCTGCAGCTGGTGGCGATCGCCGCCGACGTTGATCTCGACTTTGTCCAGCGCCTCTCCGACGGCGACGGCGAACTGCTGCTGATGCTGTGGTGGGGGGCAAATCACCCTTTTTTTCTGCGGCGCGTCCAGGCGCGGTTGCAGATCGAGCAGCTGGAAGCGGCGGCCGCCGGCTCGGCTGGGGCAGCATCTACGCCAAGCTCATCGCCCACGGCCACGACTTCCGCCAGCTCGGCAGCTACACCGAACGCCAGCTGAGCCTGTTTTACGACTGCGCGCTGCGCTCTGAATTGAGCCAGCGGGAACATCGCATCATCGACGTCAATGCCGGTACCGCGGGCGGCCGGAACGCCGAGGCGCTGCTGAAGACACTGCACGAACTGCTCGACTGAGCGATCGATACTCATGGCAACCAAAGAACTCAGCCTTGCGCTGCGCATCAAGGCCCTGATCGAGGGCCGCAAGGACGTCGAAGGGCTCCGCCAGGAACTGTCCGAGATCGCCGACCAGGCCGGCCATGCGCTGCCCGACCCGACCCCAGCGCTGCAGCAAGGCGCGGCGGCGGCGGCGGCGGCGGCCGGCAAGGCCAGTACCAGCCTCGACCAGATGTCGGAGGCCGCGTGGCGCGCGCAGAAACGCGCCGAAAGCATGGCGCGCGTGCAAGCACAGATGGACGCCGCTTCCGCCAAGGCAGCGGCCGCGAGCGAGCGCTATAACGCCACGCTCGGCAAAACTCCCGCCGCGGTCGATAAGGCCGGCGCCGCCGCGAACACGGCCGCAACCCAGTCCGATAAGCTCGGCAAATCGCTGGGCAATATCGGCACCCAAGCGGTCACCGGCAACATCAACGGCGCCACCACTTCGCTGGCCCGTCTGGGCCTGCAGGCAATCGGCAGCGCCGGCCCGGTCGGCGCGCTGCTGGCCGGCGTCGCGGCGGTGGCCGTAGCGTTCTACCGTGGGACGCAGGAATCGAAAGCGTTCAACCTGGCGATTCAGACCACTGGCAATTTTGCCGGCGCGACCGCCGGCCAGGTCGAGCGCATCGCGGCGTCGGCCAACCAGATCAGCGGCATCAGCGTTAGCAGTGCGCGCGCAGCGGTGACGGCAATGGTGCAATCCGGCCGGCTCGGCATTGAGACCATCGGCAACCTTACTAGCGGCATCGAAACCTACGCCGCTGTGACGGGGCAAGAAACCGCGCAGGCCGCCAGCTCGCTGGCGCAAATGTTTGAAAAGCCATCCGAAGGTGCACGCAAGCTCAACGAGCAATTCCACTTCCTGTCGTTCGAACAGATCAAGTACATCGATACGCTGGTCAAGCAAGGCAGCACCGAAGCGGCGCAATTGGAGCTGTCGAAGCGCTTCTCTGATCACATCGGCGGCGCGATGTTGAACAACATCGGCTATGTTGAGCGGGCCTGGCGCGCCGCCGCCGATGGCGTCAAGTCGTTCATCGACATGGTGGCCAGCATCGGCCGCGACCAGACGGTCGAAGAAAAAATTGCGCAGATTCGCCAGCACATCGAGATGTTGGATAAACCGGGCGCAGACAAAGCCACTCAAAATCGGGTGGCGGACCTGCGCCAGCAACTGGCGGACCTTCAGGAAACGACGCTCTTGCAGTCGAGGGCGGCCGCCGCTGGCGCCGCCACGGCGCGGCAGACGCAAGCCAAACTGAAGCTTGATGAAGCAGTAGCGCGAATCGAAGCAGAAAACGTCACGCGCGCGGAAGTACGCGCGGCAAAAATCAAAACGCTGAACGATGCCCTGAAGGCCGGCGTACTCACCCAGGAGGAATACAACAAGCAGGTGGCGCGCACCAATGAACACTGGAAAGACAAGGAGATCAAGCCGCGTACCGATCCAGCGGAAACCGCTTTCGCTCAACAGCGCCTCGCACTGGGCAAAGCGATCGCCGCCGAGCAGGGCAAGATCGCCAATCTCGATGCCGGCCTGGCCGAAGGGGAAAATCAGCGCGCCATTGCGCTGGAGGAATGGCTGAAGTCCAGCAAGGAAGGCGCGAACCTGCTGCCGGCTCAAGTCGAGCAACTGCGCGCGATGGCGCAACAGGCAGACGCGCTGAACAAAGTGCTGGGTCAGCGCAAGGAACAAAAACAGATCGACGAGCGACTGCCGAAGGAACTCGCCGATCTCGACGCCCAGCTGCTCGCCGCGACCGGTCGCAGTGCCGACGCGGCGGCAGCTAAAATCAGCGAACGATTCCGCCGCCTGCGCGATGATCTGGCGAAGTCGACAAATCCGAACGTCGATAAACAAGCCGCGCTGGTCAAGCTGGCTGGCCTAGAGACCATCGAACAAGCCAAGATCGGCCTGGACGAATTGCAGAAAAAGGTGGATCAGGCATTTGGTGACCAGACTCGCGGCGAGGCGGCGATCGCCCTCAAGGTCAAGACCGGCTTGATTTCTGAAATTGAAGGCCGCAAGGAGGCGGTCGCGCTGTATCAAAAGACCGCCGGCATCATCGATGCCTTGATTCCTGACATGGAGCGGCTGGCGGCCGCCACCGGCAACCGGGCGGCGATCGACCGTGTGAAAGACCTGGTCATCAAGACCGCAGAACTCAAAACCGTCACCAACGAGCTCGGCGACGCCTTTTCCCGCTCATTTGAAACCGGCTTGGCTAGCGCGCTCGAAGGGCTTGCCACGCGCACCAAAACTCTCGGCGATGCGGTACGCGGCCTGCTGCTCGACATCTCCCGCGGCATGGCCAAGTGGGCAGCTGACCAACTGGCCAGCGAAGCCAAGCCGGCGCTGCTGAATCTGGCCAAGAGCCTGTTTGGCAGTGGTGGCGGCGCGGATGCCACTGCCGGCGCTGCCGGCGCCGCCGCAATGGCCGCATCGAGCACCGCCGCCGCCACCGCCATGACCACCACCGCGGCCGCCGCCACGGCGCTGGCCTCGGCGCTGTCGGCCGCCTCGGTCGCCGCCGGCGGCCAGGCTACGGCCGGTGCCGCCAGCGCCGGCGGCGGCTTCCTGTCGGCGTTAAAAGGGCTGTTCGGCTTTGCCAATGGCGGATACACCGGCCCGGGCGGCAAATACCAGCCGGCCGGCATCGTCCACGCCGGCGAACACGTCACGCGTTCAGAAGTGGTCCGCCAGCCCGGCGCGCTGGCCTTCCTCGACCGCTTCAACCGCGTCGGCATGGCTGCGCTATACGGCCTGCGTGGCTACGCCAACGGCGGCCTGGTCGGCCTGGCGATGCCGGCGCTCGGCGGCTACCAGCTTCAAGCCGGCGCCGGCGCGTCGGGCGGCGGCGCCAGCCCGGTCACGCTGAATCAACGAGTGGTCGGCATGCTCGACGACGACAGCATCGTCGACGCGCTCAAGGGGCCGAAGGGCGAGCACCTGCTTGAGGTCGTTTTCAGCCGCAATCCCGGCAAGTTCCGCTCGATTCTGAAGGTATAGCCATGCCCAACGCCGTCGGTTTCGTCACCAACGCCAGCCAGCTCGCGCATTACTCGCTGCTGGAAAAAATCAAAGACCTGTGCGCCACCGCCGGCTGGACCGTGCTGCGCTACGACACCGTGCCGGTCAACCGCGAATTGATCATGATGGCACCCGGCTTGTCCGGCACGGAACAAATCTACGTCGGCTTCCACACCTACCACGACGTCGCCGCCGACTACTACAACCTGGCCGTGGCCGGCTTCACCGGCTACGTGCCGGGCAATACGTTCGATGGCCAGCCCGGCATGATCAAGTCCGGCATCCCCGCGCACAACCAGCGCATCGACTACTGGATCAGCGTCAACGGCCAGCGCATCGCGCTTGGGCTGAAAGTCGGCACGCCGGTGTACGAGCATGCCTATGCCGGTTTTGGACTGACCCGCGCGCTGCCGAGTCAGTACCCGTACCCGCTGGTGGTCGGCGGCATGCTGAACGGCGTGCCGGCGACGCGGTTCTCTGACACTACACATTCGATGCCGTATAAAGGCGGCCGCGCCAACTTCCGGCTGCGCTTCAACACCGGCACCTGGCTGCAGCCGGCGTCCTGGCCGTGGAATTCGCGCACGCCCGCCTTCCGGCCCGAAGGCGGCATCTACCCGATCCTGCCGATCCTGCTCATGGACGCCAATGGCCTGTACTGCGAGCTGGACGGCGTTTTCTACATCACCGGCTTCGACAATGTGACCGAAAACACTTTCACGATCGACGATGTCGACTACGTCGTTCTGCAGGACGTCGGCCGAAACGGATTCACCGACTACATCGCCCTGCGACTGGATTCCTGATGCCTTACGTGACTGGAATTGCGAATGATCTGACGGCCCTGCGCGCCGCGCTGTTTAATGCCTGTACCGACAACGGCTGGACCTTGTCCGGTGATGTGCTGCACAAGGATGCTGTGTACGTCCGGGTGCAGGTTGGCGCCAGCTATTTGAGCTTCCTTGGCGGAACCGGCATCGACGGCAGCAATAATTTGATCGGCGCCGGTCCGTTCGAAAAACGTATAGCCGGCATCATTTCGAACCTTTCCTGGCCGATGACTTACGAGGTGTTCATCGGCAGCGAACCGGACGAAATTTATTTCGTCTGCAATTACAACGTCGATCTTTATATCTGGGCGGCGTTCGGCCAGTCGTCGGTCCAGGGCTTGTCCGGTACCGGCGCGTGGTACGCAGGATCATCCGATACTTCAGTCTACAACGGCACGATCGGGATCACGTCAACCACTGTCTCCTCACAGGCAATCTGCCCGGCACTATTTTGGGGGAATGCCGGATATCAGGCCCAAACCTCTTCGTATATTCATCACGGCATCGACGGCCGAACATGGAGTACCGGTGTCGCCGCCGACTTGGCGTCGGCAATGCTCCTGTCCAGTGTTCTGCAGGATGTCCTGCCGAATGCGTGGAACGGTGAATCGATGCTGCTGCCGATCCAAGCGTGCGTACGACGCGCTTCCGGCGGCACAACGTCTCTGGCCGCCGATCTTGCGCATGCGCGCTACATGCGAATCGACAATCACGTGCCTGGCGACATCATCACGCTCGGCCCGGATCGCTGGAAAGTATTCCCCTGGTTCAAAAAGAACACCGCCGCGCGCAATGGCGGCTCAAGCATCGACCACACCGGGACGTTCGGCTGGGCGATCCGTTACGGCGGGCCGTAATGGTTGCCATTGTTGCCCAGGCCACGCAATCGCCAACTGGCGGCTGCATCAACGAATATCTGACGCCGACGATGCGCGGCTTTTCGGGTATCGTCGGCTGGCCCCAATATGTTTCGATCCTGAGTCGCCCGCAGCAATGCGCGTTGGAGCGGCCCTATCCGGTCGCGGCAAATGGCCACGCGCTCACGGTACAAAAGGCGCGCGCCTACTCCGACGATTTTTACAATCGGATTCATATCCGGCCGGCAGTTCTTGAACTCGGCAACGTCGTGTCGGTTCAGAAAACCACCGAGCGCGTGTTCAACGCGTTTTTCGTGCCGATGACGCTGGCCGAAATCGATGGTCTCGCCGGCGGCATCGAGGTCGTCGGCCCCGGTGCCATGCCGCTCCTGGTCGGCGCTCTGGGCGAGACGGATTGGCTGATCAGCGTCACGCCCGACGGTCCGGCGGTAATCGACGCGCGTCTGACCTGGCTGTTCGACGGCGCGGCCTCGCCCGCACTGCGGATCACCGGCAACCGGGTGATCGCATTCACCCTGGTACCGGACTGGGCTGAGGGCGTCACCGAACGGCTGGCCTGGCTTACCGATATCCTGCAGAGCCCGAGCGGTAGCGAACAGCGGCGTGCCGATCGGCTGGCGCCGCGGCGCAGCTTCGAAGCACGGCTGATCGCCGAGGGCCGTGAGCGCAACCTGTTCGACATGATGCTGTTCGGCTGGGGCGGCCGGATCTTCGCACTGCCGATCTGGCACGATCAGCAGTGGCTGACCGTACCGGTCGAGGCTGGTGCGCAGCAGATCAGCTGCGTTACCGGCGATCGCGATTTCAGGCTCGGTGGCCTGGCGCTGCTGCGCGGCGCCACCGCGTTCGACTACGAAGCGGTCGAAATCAGCGACATTTCCCCAACCGCCTTGACGCTGGCGCGGCCGACGCAGCAGACCTGGCCGGCCGGCAGTCGCCTCTACCCGATGCGCAGCGCCCAACTGCTGACTCTGCCGACACCTCAGCGCATCACGGATCAGCTGAGCACGGCCGACGTCGAATTCACGGTGATGGAGCCGTGCGACTGGCCGGCGGTGATGCCGGCGACGCTGTATCGCGGCTACCCCGTGCTGGAGCAGCGGCCCGAGGAATCGGAGGATCTGACCGCTGCCTACCAACGGCTGCAACTGCTGCTCGACAATGGCAGTGGCATCCCGCTGTTGACCGATAGCGCCGAACAAGCGTTCAGCGTCCAGGGCCATCGCTGGCTGCTGTCCGGCCGCAGTGAGCAGGCGGCGTATCGCAGCCTGTTGTATGCCCTGCGCGGGCGCCAGAAGGTCGTATGGCTGCCGACCCACACCGACGATCTGCAGCTCGCTGACCGCATCGCTGCCGACGCCGAGACGGTCGACGTCCAATACATCGGTTACGCCCGTTTTGCCGGCGCGCTGCCAGGCCGGCGCGACATCCGCATCGAGCTTATCGATGGCGGTGTTCTCCACCGACGCATCACGGCTGCCAGCGAGATTGACAGCCGCGTCGAGCGGCTCGCTATCGACAGCAGCATCGGACGCGTGGTCGACCTGGCCGATGTCGCGCGGATCTCATTCATGACGCTGTGCCGCCTGGATCAGGATGAGGTCGAGATCCATCATGAGACCGACAGCGACGGCGTCGCCTCGTCGCAAGTGATTTTCCGGAGCACGAAATATGACGCATGACGTCCGCGAGCGCAGCTGCGCCGACGGCCAGCCGATCCGGCTCTACGACTTCGGCCGCGGGCAAGCGCACTGGCTGTATTGCAGCGCCGACCGCGACATTGTGTTCCAGGGCAAAACCTACCTGGCGCGCGCGATCAGCGACGATGGCATCCGCCAATCGGGCGAAACCAGCGCCGATGCGCTGATCATCACCGCGCCCTGGAATGCGGAAGTCGTCAACCAATTCCGCGGCATGCCGCCGTCGGTCGAAATCGGCCTCACCGTGCGCGATATGCACTACGGCGAAACCGAGGCCGCCGTGGTCTGGGTCGGCAGCATTGCCGGCGTTAAATGGCCGGCGCCGAACAAGTGCGAGATCCGGTGCGAGTCACTGGCCGCCAGCCTCGAGCGCTCCGGCCTGACGCGTACCTGGGAACGCAATTGCCCCTACACGCTGTTCGACACCGACTGCACGGTCGACCGCAACGGCTACAAGACCACAATCACGATCCAGAGCCTGACCGGCGCGGCGATCAGCTCCGGCACCTTCGAAACGCAGCCGGACGGCTATTGGAGCGGCGGATTCGTGGAATGGGACATCGGCGACGGCGAGGTCGAGCGGCGCGGCATCGAGATCCACGCTGGCAGCGTCGCCTCGCTGCTGGGCGGCACCGACGGCCTGGTGATCGGCCAGGCCGTGACCGCCTATCCCGGCTGCGCGCGCACGATCCAAGTCTGCCATGACAAGTTCGGCAACGACGCCAACTACGGCGGCATCTGGCACCTGCCGGGCAAGTCGCCGTTCGACGGTACGCCGATTTTTTAACGGAGCAGTGTATGTGGTTCCAGATCTTCATCCTGATCGCCTCCTACGTGCTATCCGCGGTGCTGGCGCCCAAGCCGGCCACGCCAAAGCCGACCGCGTTCGAAGACATCGATTTCCCGCAATGCGAGGAAGGCACCCCGCAGGCGGTGATCTTCGGCGACGTCTGGACCAAGGACTGGATGGTGCTCGGCGTCGGCAATTACCGCGTGAGCGAGATCAAGAAATGAATGACGAACTGATCATCACGGTCCAGCACATCTACACCGTCCCGGCCTGGAACGGCGCGACCGGCTTTTGCGGCCGCGGCGCGCGTGCCTGGTTCGCGCAGCACAACCTGAGCTGGGCGGATTTCGTGGCCAACGGCTTGCCAGCGTCGATCCTGGAAGCCACCGGCGACGCCCTGGCGCTGCAAGTAGTGGCGCATGCACGGGAGCAGCAGCATGGGTAAGCGCGACGAAGTTACCATCGGCTTCCGCTACTACTTTGGCGTGCAAATGGGCGTCGGCCTCAGCGAGCACGACGAGCTGGTCGAGATCAAGGTCGGCGATCGCACCGCCTGGACCGGCAGCGTTACCGACAACGCGACGATCCGCATCGATGCGCCGGATCTGTTCGGCGGCGACGACAAGGAAGGTGGCATCGTTGGCGACCTCGACGTCATGATGGGCGCGCCGAGCCAGCCCGTTAATACCCGCTTGGCGGCGATGCTGGGCGGCCTGGTACCGGCCTTTCGCGGTAAGACCACGCTGTTTTTCGATGGCTTGATGTGCAGCATGTCGGCCTATCCCAAGCCGTGGAAGATGCGCATGCGGCGCATCCTCAAAGGCTGGGACGGCGGCACGCCCTGGTATCCGGCAAAAGCCGTGATCCCGCTCGATGGCGGCAAGATCCGCGCGATGAATCCGGTGCACATCCTGGTGCAGTGCCTGACCGACCGTCGCTGGGGGCGTGGCCTGCCGCTGGCCAGGCTCGACGAGGCGGCCTACAAGGCGGCCGCCGACATCTGCCACGCCGAGGGCTTCGGTCTATGCCTCAAGTGGAGCCGCCAGGACTCGCTCAAGAATTTCATGCAGGCGGTGCTCGACCACGTCGGCGGCGCCCAGTTCGTCGACCGCACCACCGGCTTGATCAAGCTGCGCTTGATCCGCGACGACTACGACGCCGCGACCTTGCCGCTGTTCGACTACGACTCCGGCTTGTTGTCGATCGACGACGACGACAGCAGCGCCCAGACTACCGGCAGCAATGAAGTGGTGGTCAAATACGTGCGCCCGGCCGACGGCAGCGACGGCCAGGTGCGGGTGCAAAACATCGCCGCGATCCAGTCGACCGGTGCCGTGGCCAGCACGACCAAGGATTATCCCGGCATCCCGACGCCCGAGCTGGCGCAGCGCGCCGCCCTGCGTGATCTGCGTGCGGCCGCCGGTTACATCAAGAAATTCAAGGTGCGCCTGGATCGGCGCGGCTATCAGCTCGAGCCGGGCAGCGTGTTCCGCATCCGCGATACCCGGCGCGGCATTTCCAACATGGTGCTGCGTGCCGGCCGCGTCGACGACGGCACCGTGACCGACGGTGCGATCACGATCACTGCACTCCAAGACGTGTTCGGCCTGCCGGCGACCAGCTATGTCGGCGTGCAGCCGGGTGGCTATGTGCCGCCGGATACCACGGCCAAACCGATCGTCAATCGTCGCCTGCAGGAGGTGCCGTACTGCGAGCTGGCGCGGCGCCTGGCGGAGACGGACCTCAAGGCGATCGCCGATACCGCTGGCTACCTGATGGCGCTGGCCGAGCGGCCGACGCCGCTGTCGCTCGGCTTCACGCTGAAATCGGGGGTCGGTACCCTGGTCGAGCGCGGCAGCGGCGACTTTTGTCCGACCGCGCTGCTGGCGGCGCTGGGCCCGCTCACCACCACCGTCGCCTTCAGCAGCGGCGTCGGCATGGCGCAGGTCGTCGTCGGCCGCGCCGCCCTGGTCGACGAGGAAATCGTGCGCGTCGATGCGATCGATTTGGCGGCCGGCACCCTCACGCTCGGCCGTGGCTGCGCCGACACCGTGCCGGCTGCGCATGCCGGCGGCGCCCGCATCTGGTTCTACGACGGCGCCGGCGGCTACGACAAGACCGAATACACGACGGGCGTCACCGTGTCGGCCAAGCTCTTGACGCGCACCAGCACCGGCCGCGTGGCCGATGTGGCCGCCGCCACCGATACCCTGGCGATGGCGCGGCGTCAGTATCGGCCATATGCGCCTGGCAAGCTGCAGATCAACGGCGCCGCGTATCCGAGCGACGTGTCCGGGCGCGTGACGGTCAGTTGGGCGCATCGTAACCGGCTGACCCAGGCGGATCAGCTGATCGACACGCTGCAGGGCGACATCACGCCGGAGTCGAACACCAGCTATACGCTGCGCTTCTATTCTGGCAGCGACCTGAAGCGGACGGTCAGCGGCATCGTCGAGACAAGCTACGTCTACACCATGCCTGCCGAGATCGCCGACGGCGGGCCATTCGATCCGTTACGCATCACACTGGAAGCAATGCGTGACGATGTTTCAAGCCGGTCCCGACATGACGTGACGGTAGCGCGAGTCATCGACTCGAGCGACCTCACCGATGATCGGGCGTCGTTGATCGTCGATGCGTTCGCGCCGGAATGGATCGTTAAATACGGTAGCACCTACTACGCTGTCGGGGTTCAATACGTTCCCAATGGTGGACAGAGCTATTCTGTTGAATACCGGTTACGCCGATCCTCGGACCTCGTGAACTGGCAGCGCATCACGGATTTGGACCCGGCTGGATATGCGTCCCGACCGTTGAGCTTCTTCGAGGGAGGAATCGCCCTGCTGGCTGACAGCGTCTGGGACTACACGACCAACGCTTTCACCCCACTCACTGGCGCTCACCATAGCGGCACGCCTTCCGGGATGACCCCGCAGTTTTCCGACTCCGCCGTGCGTATTCTCGGCAAGTTCGGCGGCAACTACTATAAGGCGGTGCCGGTCACTGGCACGCATGAAGACTGGCTGTTTTACAGCAGCGCCAACGGCGCCACATGGACATACGTTTGCCCGGTCCCTGATGACTTTTTATGGGGCACCCCGGCGCATTGGGCCTTCCCCTACGGACTGGTCGGCGCCCAGGGCCGTGCTCAACAATTCAGCCCGCAAGGATTGGTTGAATTTAACGGACATGCGATCGGCTTTTCATCATCGCCAAACGCTGGCCTGCGCATCTTGCGGACGCAAAATTTTTCCAGCTGGACGCTGATCCATGCGTTTCCGCGCGGCGATCACATCATGGGTAGCGTCGGTGCTGACGTGATCGAATGGAAGTATCTGGTGATCGGCGGCGTCGCGACGATTTTCGTGGTGGTCGATGTCAGCGACCTGACACCCGATCGCGTGTTGTACAAGTTGACATCGGCGGACGGTGCCACCTGGTCATCACCGGTTTCGGTCCCGCTGCCAGATCAGCAAGTGCTCGAGCAATGGACCGCGACCGGTGGCGTGCAGCCAGGGCCGCAAGAGTCTCTGATCTGGCACACGCTCTCGATTTTCAATCTATTCCGCGATGCCGCCAACAACCGGTACGTCAGCATCGGCAACCGCGTCCGCACGTCGTTCGTGATGACCACGTGGTTTTCGTATGACGACTGCCAGACCTGGGAGCGCCATGAAGGTGCGCTGCCGGCCAGTATCCTTTCAGCGTGGGACGTCTGCTATAGGGGGCAGGTCGACGGATGGCACCTCGCCAATGTCACGACCCAAGGCGGCGTACGGCAACTGATCAAGTCGCGGGACCTGCTGAACTGGGAGATGTTCGGCCGCAGTGACTTCTACCTTACGGGCGATCCGGCGCCGGTGGCCACGGACCCGTATTTCGCCAATGTCGGCTTCCTGCTGCACGAGAACGGCGTCAATGGCGCTACGACCAGCGTCGACTCCGGGCCACGAAACAAGGCGATCAGCCGTACCTCTGGCGGCCAGATCAGCACCGCGCAATCGGTTTTTGGTGGAAGTGCTTGGTACAACAGCACCGCCGCTGGCCGACGTACGATCGCCCAAGACACCACCTATATCACTGCGGCGAATGCGACGCCCTGGACATGGGAGGTACGTATGCGGGCCGACAACTTCAGTGCTGCGCGCGTCGTGTTCGACAACAACAACAACGGCAGCAATACGACCGGCTGGCAAATTTATCTGGGTGCTGACGCCAAGCTATACATCTGGAGCGGCCCGCAAGCCAGATCCTACGGGGGCTTCGGTTCCGCAATAGTCGCAAACACATGGTATGCCTTGCGTATCTGTTGGGACGGCGCGACGCTGTATTTTTTCTGCGACGGCATTCTCCTGGGTACAGCTACCGGCTTTACCAATGTTTGGGGCAATGCGCTTGCGATCGGGAATAGCGCATACGCCAATCAAGGCTTCATCGGCTACCTTGATGAAATGCGCTTTACCAAGGGGGTGGTTCGATCGACGGTGGATTACACGATCGATACCGAGCAGTTCCCCGACGCGTGACATCGATAAAAGACGCGGCGACGTGCCAGGTGCGCGAACACCTGACACGCCCCGCACCAGCAGAACCAGCCTGCCGGCATGGCAAGGCCGCGCCACCCTCCGGAGGGCGGGGCAGAGCCTAGCATATTTTTGTAAGGTAATTACAAATGCAGGAATCAAGTCCAATCATTCCTTGGCTGGGCGGCAAGCGGCGCCTTGCCGATAGACTCATTCCCTTGTTCCCCGATCACGAATGCTACGTTGAGGTGTTTTGTGGCGGTGCCGCTCTTTATTTTCTACGCCCGGTGCCGGCCAGGACCGAGGTGTTGAACGACATCAATGGCGACCTGGTCAATCTCTACCGAGTTGTGCAGCACCACCTCGAGGAATTTGTTCGTCAGTTCAAATGGGCGATCAGCAGCCGGGAAATTTTCAAGTGGCAGCAACTAACCAGGGTAGAAACGCTGACAGATATCCAGAGAGCAGCCCGGTTCTACTATTTACAGCAACACGCATTCGGCGGCCGCGTCGCAGGACAAACTTTCGGTACAGCCACGACCGGCCCTGCTATCAACTTGTGCCGGATCGAGGAAAATCTCAGCGCCGCCCATCTTCGGTTGGCTGGGACATATGTCGAGAATCTACCCTGGGAAGACTGTATGCAGCGCTACGACCGGCCGCACAGTTTTATGTACCTCGATCCGCCATATTGGCAAACCGAGGGGTACGGCGTCGATTTCCCGTTCAGTGAATACGAGCGGATGGCTCGGTTGATGCACAGCGCAAAGGGGAAGGTGATGGTCAGCATCAACGACCATCCCGACATCCGCCGGGTGTTTTCCGGGTTCGAGATGATGGACCTGGACATCAAGTACAGCCTGGCCAACACGGCCGGACCAGCGTCGACCAGCAAGGAGCTGGTGATCATGAATTGGGAGCCGGCAGCGCTTGGAGGGCTATTCTAATGGCGGTATGGGTTGATCAGGCATCGATCATGTGGCGCGGAAAGGCCAGGCATCACATGACGGCCGACAACGTGGATGAGTTGCATGCGTTTGCGGTCCAGGTAGGTATCAGACGCTGCTGGTTCCACAACAAGCCAGGTCGGCCGCACTACGATGTGACCGATGGCCAGCGTACGGCTGCCCTCAATGCCGGCGCCGTTTCGGTCAGCACCCGGCAGCTGCTAGAGGTCGCGAGGCGATGCCGTTAGATCTTGTTGCCACACACCTTGGTCGCATCGAGCTGCGACCGATTTCTCAAGCGGAGGCGTTCGCCTTCATTCGGCGGCATCATCGGCACCACGGCGCGCCGGTCGGCAGCTTATGGCAGCACGCGGTGCATGATGATGCTGGCCAACTGGTCGGCGTGGCCGTCGTCGGACGGCCGGTTGCGAGGGCGCTCGATGACGGACTAACGGCCGAGATTACCCGCTTGTGCACGACCGGCCATGCCAACGCCTGTTCGATGCTCTACGCAGCTGCGCGCCGCGCGGCTGATGCAAAGGGCTATCGGCGCGGCCTAACCTACATCCTCGCTTCGGAGACTGGCGCCACGCTGCGCGCGGTCGGCTGGCGGCATCTGTGGGACGTGGAAGGTCGTTCTTGGGATTGCCCGGGCAGGCGGCGGGTCGACAAGCACCCGATGGAGAATAAAGCGGCGTGGGGCTGGGGCGCGTGGCCGGGATGAAGTCGGCCTTGGCGCTGGCGAAAATGAAATTCCCTTTCAAACAGTATAATTTTCTTCAATCCGATTTATCTCATCAAATGCCGCGCATTTATCGCGCGCCGCTTCACGTAGTCCAGCGAATTGCGGTACTGGAGTCATCGTGAAACAAAAAAAACCGCGCCCTGACGGGCGCGGCCGATTTCCTCTTGCGAGGATGCTCCTCCGGTGTACCGGAGTGTTGCTTGTCCGATTGCCGGATCAGGCGACTTTCTTTTCGAAGAACTGTTCGTCTTCGGTCGAACCGTGCAGTGCCGTGGTCGACGACTGGCCCTGCTGGATCGCCTGGGTCACGGCGTCGAAGTAGCCGGTGCCGACTTCGCGCTGGTGCTTGACCGCGGTGAAGCCCTTTTCGGCGGCGGCGAATTCGGCTTCCTGCAGTTCGACGAAGGCCGACATCTGGTTGCGGGCATAGCCGTGCGCCAGATTGAACATCGAGTAGTTCAGCGCATGGAAGCCGGCCAGCGTGATGAACTGGAACTTGTAGCCCATCGCGCCCAGTTCCTTCTGGAACTTGGCGATGGTGGCATCGTCCAGGTTCTTCTTCCAGTTGAACGACGGCGAGCAGTTGTAGGCCAGCAGCTTGCCCGGGAACTTGGCGTGGATCGCTTCGGCGAACTTCTTGGCGAAGGCCAGATCCGGCTTGCCGGTTTCGCACCAGACCAGATCGGCGTACGGCGCATAGGCCAGGCCGCGCGAGATCGCCTGATCGACGCCCGGACGGGTCTTGAAGAAGCCTTCGACGGTGCGCTCGCCGGTGCAGAATGCCTTGTCGTTGTCGTCGATGTCGGAAGTCAGCAGGTCGGCCGCTTCGGCATCGGTACGGGCGATCACCAGCGTCGGCGTGCCGGAAACGTCGGCTGCCAGACGGGCGGCGTTCAGCTTTTCGACTGCTTCGCGGGTCGGCACCAGCACCTTGCCGCCCATGTGGCCGCACTTCTTGACCGAAGCCAGCTGATCTTCGAAGTGCACGCCGGAAGCGCCCGCTTCGATCATCGCCTTCATCAGTTCAAAGGCGTTCAGCACGCCGCCGAAACCGGCTTCGGCATCGGCCACGATCGGCGCGAAGAAATCCACGTCGCTCTTGCCTTCCGACCACTGGATCTGGTCGGCGCGCTGCAGCGTGTTGTTGATGCGCTTGACCACCAGCGGCACCGAGTTGGCCGGATACAGCGACTGGTCGGGATACATTTCACCGGCGACGTTGGCATCGCCAGCCACCTGCCAGCCGGACAGGTAGATCGCCTTCAGGCCAGCCTTGACCTGCTGCATCGCCTGGTTGCCGGTCAGCGCGCCGAGGGCGTTGACGAAGGGTTCGTTGTTGACCAGATTCCACAGCTTTTCGGCGCCGCGCTTGGCCAGCGTGTGCTCGATCTGGACCGAGCCGCGCAGACGCACCACGTCTTCGGCGGTGTAATTGCGGGTGATGTTCTTCCAGCGGGGATTTTCAGCCCAGTCCTTGGTCAGGGCCTGCACTTGCTGTTCGCGGGATGCCAT